TTACAGATCTGTTGGATGAACTTACTAAACCCAAAGACCATTTGGCATGATTCAGGCGCTCAGCATTTTCCTGCGACTTCATACGGTTCTTGCCCCTGCCTGATGTCACGTCGTACACCTGATTAGACATTTGCTCAGGAGGCATATTGGTTATTTCGTCAAGCGTGGCGCACAAGCTTTGCATGGTGCCGAGTCGCTGCATTCTAGAGTTGTAGGTGTCTTTAGGTGACATGAGTAATTCCTTCGGGCGACCATATATGGAATTAATTGCGTGTAGGACTGTGGTCTTTCCACTACCACTTTCTCTACTAAGTAGGTTAAGGAGAAAGCCATCCAAATTAGTAAAACGCATAAGCAGAGACCCAAAACCCATAAAGAAAGCAAACGCCCTAGCTTCCATACCTTCTCTCGAGTAAGCGTTAATAACATCTTTCCAAACATGAAAATCTCCTTTTGGTTGGAATAAGGGTGCAAGTGGTAGTGTCGGTGCAGATGGTGGGCTGTATGCGATTTCTGTAGCACGTATTTCTCTATCGCCAACAATAATACTGCTTTCATTTTCTAGCCAACCAAATTGCTTGTGAGCTTGTTCCGCCCCCGATGTAAGTTGCAATTCTTCTACCCACTTGGTTACATATGACATAAGTTCATCCTGTTTTTTACCTAATACAGTCACGCCGTATGAGGCAACTGTGTCTCTAAATTTTTCTTTAGCCATCACCGCAGTTAAAGGCATGATGAATTCACGTACTCCATCTTTGGGCAGATGCAATCTAAGCAGTATGGTCTCACCGTGGTCGGGGTCAGCCATCCGTTTAACCACATAAAAATCATACGGATAAATTAAATCATCAAACTCTTCCTCGTCTTCCTTGGCTTTTTTATGCACAAAGATACCGCCTGACTTGCCCCTAAAGAACGGGTACGGATACTTGGGAATAATATAGGTGCGTAGCTCTTTAGTAATTGGCTCAACCTCCATTACCTCTTGCTCTTCCTCGGCTTCAAGGATCTCCTTGCCAAGCTGAATGGGCGAAGTAAATTTGTGGATGCAACCTTCACAACCGCTAGGATTTAGCTTCTTAAATGTTTCACAGGTGTACGGGCCTTTGGTCTCATTAGCTTTCTTATCAGTATCTTTTACGTTGTACTCAAGGTGATTTTTAGACAGGTTATGAATCGCTTTTTCCCTGTCTACACATTGATGGGCAATAGATAGCCCTGCTCGCCAAAGAGGTTCCTCTATCGTAGTTTGATTCTCGTAGATATGCAACAGTTGATTACACCCACTACCCTCAATAGATTTGAGCATGATGGTCTTGAATCGTGACTGACTGCTACCAATTAGTGCCATCGTTACCGCATCCATGGGGCGCTTGAACTCAGACTTCTCAATAGACTTGAGGATGTCGTCCGTTGGTTTTAGGATTCCCTCTATAGTACTAAGTGATAGAGCTGGAGCCACATACAAAATCTGCACTGGTAAAGGATTCAGTATGTCCTTTAAATGCATCGTTTCAGGAATCCGTAAGATTCGAGCAGCATCGGCTGGTACAGCAGGGTCAATATGAAACTGATTTTCTACCGATAAAGCCTTGAGTCGCTCGGCATAGGGCTTCCACTCTTGCCTAGTAATAGCTTTGTCTAGAATCCAGTACACGTGTGCTCCACGCCCAGACTGAATAATAGTAGGTTTGGGTAAACCCGTAGTCTTGCAGAACTGCCGTAATGCTACTAGCCCATCGTCTAGCGTTGCGTATGGTTTGTCTTCTCCACAATCCAAATCAATAAAGAAAGATTTTAGTTCTAGCGCATTGGTTGCATACCGCCCTTGATCGGCAGAACCAAACTTAGCCAGCGCAAAGAATGCGTTGTAGTTATCTTCTAATAACTTGTCTGCTCTAGCACTAATCTCTTCAATACTACTAACAAACTTTTGTCTTATATTGCCTTGAGAATCGTTACCCCATACACAGTAATTTTCCCCTTCTTGTAGGGGTGGTAATACTAAAGAGAGAAACTCTGTCTTTGAAAGCATAGCCGTCCTATATTTGCCGTTGTTGTTATAAAAAGGAATGGGCAGGAGTGTGACGGCATACACTCTTTTCGGTAGCTAACCTAGCCCCCCTCATAAGCTTATTTTAATTTATCAACTAGTTTTTTCATCTTCTCAGCATGTTTACCAGAGACTATAGATTTACCTCGAAACCAAGAATATACAGTCATTCTGCTTACTCCAAAGAAACTCGCTACGTCAGATACGGGTATATCCTTATTAAGACAAACCCTACCTAGTTGAACTCCCAATAGCTGAGAGTTGGCAGACTTGATCTCATCCGCCATTAGAAGCGAATATCCCTTTGGCATTATGCGTCATCCCATTCGGTCAGTAACTTTGAGATGTCTTTCTTAGGAGCAGGGGCTTCTTCTTTCTTTGCCGTACGCTTAGTAGGTTCTTCAACTGTTTCAACTTCCACAGTTACAGGCGCTACCTTTGCTTCTGCTTTAACTTCTAACTTAGCAGGCGGCTTGGCATTGTCTACTTCTGCAACCATCATAGTAATAGCCGACTTAGCCGAAGCAGATTGCCCTTGCTGAATTGCTAACGCATGCTCTTCTGCATCCAAAACACGTATTGGTTTGAAAGCTAACTTAGGTGTTGCGCTGTCAGTATCAAAACGCATCTCAGTTACAACCGCAGTGATGGGCACACCCTTACTACCAATCATCTTGGCATAAGTCTGCAAAGGCCATTTGCCTGGCTCGCCTGCACCAAAAATAGATGAAGCTGGCAACGTTAACTGAAGAATCTCACCACCAACGTCATTAGCTAATACAACCGCTAAACGCTGACTATAACGGCAAGCACGGCTATCACCTTGACCTGAACCCTTGGCATTTTGTGGGCAGTCCACGCAACGCTTGGATTGTAGGTTTTCAGACTTAGGACTTGGCACTTCACCATCAGCAGACCAACAGTCAGGTGCAGTTACTTCGCCTTCCACGTAAGTCTTGGCATAGAACGTACGAGATACTTTTGGTGAAGCGGCTATGATAACTACATTCATCGCACGGTCTTCATTCTTTGCTACTTCTTTACCGTTAACCATCATGCGCCATACACCGCCTTTGATAGAGATACGCTTCATACCGCCTGTACCACCGCCACCCATCAGGGCTTTAGTTGTATCGTCTAGTTGGGTTTCTTTTAGATAACTAGGTAAACCCGAACCTAGTACAGATAATTCATTACTCATGCACTTCTCCTATCTTTTAACAATTGCAATAGTTTGTGTTGCATCCGCATTTAGCCCCGGCGGATGTAGATCGGGGTTTTCTTCTAAAAACTGATTCATATTGGTTGTGTTAATCCGTTGATGTAACAACGCAAATGCATCATGCTCTTTGATGAAACCGTACATGGACTGCCAGTCATTAGTCCAATATCTTTTTGTTGTGCGCAATGAAATCGTACCGTATTCTGTACGCATGGTTTGCACACCTTGTTCTTTGCACAACTCTAATATTTCTTTAGCAACTAGGTCTTGTTGTTCTTGTAATTCGCTTACTTCTTTTTCTAACTCAAGACGTTTTGCACGAATTTTTGTGTAAATCTTAGCCAGCCTTTCGGCATTTACTTCACTCATTAAGCACTCCTTATATTTATAACTACTATATTAATACTATTTTATACTTTGTCAAGTACCTTCCACAATATTTTTATATAGATCAATTAATCGTGAATGAATATCAACTTTCTCTGACAACATCTTGTAAATTTTTTTCTCTACGGGTGAACCCTGAATGTGAACTACAGTACAAGGGTTACGCTGTCCGGCCCGGTGCACACGTGCGTTCGCCTGTAAATATGTTTCTATGGATGTAATTGGACCCCACCAAACTACAACGTTAGCAGCGTGTAGCGTAACTCCATGCGCAGCAGCTTGTGGTTGTATGACAAGAACTTGTGGTGTGTCCTCTGTTTGAAACCTTGCAAATATCTCAGTACGTTTAGTCGCAGTTACCCCGCCGTGTATGGTCTCCGAAGGAATGCCATTACTTTTTAATTCTTCCGCAATGATGTCGATAGCATGTCTAAACGGCGCAAACACAATAACCTTGTGGCTTGCTTCCTCAATAACCTCAAGCAACGCAGTCATTCTAGACTTAGCATCAAACGCTACGATCTCTCCACTATCCGAATATACTGCACCGCAAGATAACTGAAGAAGCTTATTTAAATTAGCCGCCGCATTTACTGTGGAGATTTCTTCCCCTGCCGCTATAGTCAACAAGTTTTTACGTAAGCTCTCGTAATATTTTTGCTGTTGTGATGTAAGCGGTACTTCACGGGTCACGTACGTCATGTCTGGTAAGTCTAGGCATTCTTCTTTGGTAAAACGTATTGCTGGTTGTAGCACCTCATGCACAGTCTTTTCAGAATTAAATTTAGGTATCCACTTAAATGTTGTAATGCGTTGCATTACCATATCCCTGAAAGCCCCGAAGAATTTAGGCACACCCGATGGATTGATGATCTTAGCTAGTCCGTATGCATCAGTAGGCGACTGAGAAGCGGGTGTTCCTGTTAACATCCATACCCACATGGTAGGACGCAAAGAAGTGTTAAGGGTCTTCCAACGTTTGGTAGATACGTTCTTGTATGCATTTGCCTCGTCAATCACAATCAGGTCAAAGTTCTTTACACAGTTTTTAATAATCTCTAGCCCGTCGTAGTTACAGATCACAAATTCAGCCGAACTGTTAGCAGCCTCAATTCTTTTTTCTTTTGAGTAGCTATGGGCTATGGCGCAACTACGATGCATGGCAAACTTAAAGAGGTCGTT